TTAAAGTGAGTTCAATAAGTCCTCATATCGAATTGAATAATATTCTTTTATAGCTTCATATGGAGTTAATACTTTGCATTTTTTACTCAATATATAATCACATAAATCAGTTAAGTTAGCTGTTGTAAAATTATCATTGTTTGTACTTTGGGCGTGTCCATAAAACATTAATAGCCCATTTGTTTCTATTGCTTTATCAACTGCTGATTTCATTTGTTCTAATGTAGAACTTTGTATGCTATATCTCCATATCCTATATGGTGCATCTGTTTTAAAATATAAACATGGTTCAGCACCAGTACCACTATATGCACCACTATGGTTTGGTTCTGTTGCACTGTATTCATAGTAATCACGAACATATTTTAAATACTTATCAGCAACTTTACCACTAGAACCTATAAATCCTTTTATGTTAAAACCTTGGTTTACTAGTGTATTATATGAGTTTTCAATTATTGCTTTTACTTCTTCTTCTGTATAACTAGCACTATCATTTAAAACTAAAGTACCATGAGATAGAACTTCATGCCCCTTAGATTGCCACTCTAAATATTTAGACACTGGATTATTACTCCAATTAGTTACATATTGCGGTGCAAATCCAACTCTGAATCCTTTATTGCTAAATATTGATTCCATAGTTGAGTTCATATCATATTCACCATCTAGAATAAACGAAATTATAGGCTTTCTAGGTCTACCTATAAAGTTATACGTCCTACTATTCTCATCTTTTTCTAAATCAACTATAGAATTCTTATATATTTTAATATTATTTGATAGAACATTTTCTACTTTATGACCAGTATTAGGATATATTTTTAATATATTATTAGTTTTTAGCATATTAACTCTAACATATTTCTCATTACTATTTTGAGCCGATAAAGCACCACTTGTCATACCTATAGGTAAATCTAATCTTCTGGAAAAAGATTTATCTTTGTTATATATAATAATAGTCCTAGGCGTTGTTAGCGTATCAGTTCCATTTGAACCACTAAATTCACATATATATTTAATCCCTTGTTCTAATTCAATAAAATCAGTTGTTTCAAAATTCTCACTAGGAGTAAAAGCACCAGTTGAATAATCTAAATATCCTTTTAGAACTGGTATATCTTTAGCAATATCATTATCAAAATTTTCTATAAAAGAAGTTTTAACAGGAGTTACTTGTTTATCACTCAATCCCATCTCTTGGTACTTTTGAGTTGACTTTATAAATGTTGCACCATTATATGTATAAATAAACCCATCTGAAAGATTACAGTAGTTTTTTGTTGTATCATTCATTTCACTTATACTATTAACAAACAATGGAGTTCCACTTGATATTCTAGCAACACTATCATTAACATAGTTTACTGTTGCTTTATCTTTAGTTAATTCTGATACTTCCGTTTTCTTAGCATAATCAGTTTTAACCTTATTAACTTCTTGCACATTTTGTTCCAATTGCGACGCAACTTCTTCTATTTTTCCTATCGTTTCTGACTTAACGTTATCCCTTACATCTAATAATTCTGTAACTAGGTCAGATGTATAGCGCGGATCTTCTTCTATTGCTCCATCTCTAGCTATGCTTTCTTGTACTGTAAATGTCATCCTTGTTGTAGTTGTTTCTACATCACCTTTTTTGACCAAACATTCTAATTCTAATACTCCTGGTACTCCAAGAACATCTTTGCTAGTAGTTACAATTACATTACCATTTCTTACAGTACAGTTCTTTTGCAACACTTGGCCATCTTGGCGTTTAAAAAAAGCTAGTACACTTTCATCAGTTAGTACTAGCTTTTCATCTGCATTAAGATGCTCATTTTGGTATAATTCTAATTCAATCTCATTTCCTGTATCATATTGCTTAAATATTTTACTGCCTGGAGCTTCATTTGTTACAAGATTAAGCGTTAATTTATAGTCTCTCAATTTCCTTACCTCCTATGCTATTACTGTTAACTTAAATGTTATCTTGGCTTGAGCCTTAGAACTTCCATTACTATCTAGAAATCCATAAAAATATCTTCCTGGCCAGCTAGGATCTTCCCAAGAAGCTAACTTCATAAGTATTACTTGACCGCTTACTGTTACTGTTGTTCCATTAACAGATGCACCTATACTCTGTGCAGATAATATCCCTTGTCCATTAGGATTTATATATGCGCTTTCTATACTTACAGAAGTTGCTATATTCTTCCCACTAAATTCAGTTGGCAGTTGAATAGCTTCACTAAAATATCCGTTTAAGTCTGTTATTACTGTTTTAGTAAATACTTTTATTAAACTATGATATTCGTTCTTGCTGCTTCCATGTTGAAAGTAGAATCCATTTTCATCAATCCTAGCTTTGCCACCATTTTTAAAATTCCATTCGCTTAATGCAGGAGTATGCTTTGCTACATCTCCCTCTGTTCCACCAAGAGTAAACCCTTCGCCATCGAATCTATACGTCCTACCAGTTAATTTACCATTAATAGATAACTCCCAACTATCAGCATTTTGCTTCACAAGAGTTTCAACACCATCTGCCGTAACTCTTAATAAAATCTCTTCTGCATTTTGTTTTATCTCACTTGCAAACCTTCTGTTTAACTTCTTTTGATTTACGAGTTGTGTTTTTTGCTGCTGTTCACTTAATCCAGAACACTCTGTTTCATAAGTAAGTCCACCATTAAACTTTATTTTTTGCTTAGTTACAATACTATTCACTATTTTCTTATCATTATTAAGAATTACCTTATCCCCAACATCTAAGGCAAGATTTCCTTGCCAAGTTGTAATAAACGGCACTACATTTAAATTTAATGGAATAGCATCTACTGGAAAATATGCTTCTGTAACTACATAATTATCTATAAAGAACTCTTCTTTTATATCTAAATTAATATAATTATCTTTATTAATTTCTAAATCTGTTTCTTGTTGTGTTAAAAAAACAAGTTTACCATCTCTATTAATCTTAGCCCATGCACCAGCTAGAATTGCTATATCTTTTAATACAGCTCTGCAAGTATCTTGCTCTATTGGTTTTTCTACAATATAATCTTTATTTAAAAATGATAGTGTAGCTAATTCCACATTACATATAGAGCATATCTCTTGCAGTATTGCTTTTACTGTAGTTGGATATTCTAGATTACTCTTATATTCTGTTTCAAACTTTATCATTTTGTCTAAAGCTTCAATATTAATAAAATTATTTTCCTCTTTGTATTCATCTACAGTAAAAATGCCCATTGGAACATATTCAGTACTACTATTACTAAGAACTATCCCTATTTCCACTTTCAATTCCTTGTCTTTGAAGTTCATATTTTCATATAACCCATGAAGATTATTTATCTTAGCAGAAAAGGTAGATGCTACTGCTCCGCCTAGTTCAAAATTTTCTCCTGCTACTATTCCATCTGTAATATTAAATTCAATGATATCATTTTCCTTTATAAGAGTATCGGTCATATAAATTCTGAATCTTAAGTCTCTTTTATATTGCTTTAATGCCTCTTTACATAAATCACTTACTTGGTACATGCCACACCTACCTTTCTATAAGATTAAACTTTACATTTTTCCACATTGGCTTACCATTTATAATATCTAGCATAGGAACTGTTCTATCTCCCACATAAAAAGTTCTAGTCATAAACTTACCTTCTTCTGGATCAGGGTATTCAACATCAAAAAATATGTCCTTAACCAACTTTAAGGTCAAAGACATATCTTCAAGACTTATAAAATCCCAACTCATTTCTATTTTTCTTTTAGTTGCTATCCTATCTATTAGCATATCCCCTCTAGCATTTCTTTTAGAATCGTCTGAGGAGATATCACTTATAGTAACACTATAGCTTGTAGGACTAGGCATTTTTACATTATTAATTCTTATCAAAGTATCTCCTCCTATCCGACAATAAGATTAGCACCAGCAGCTCTGTTTAACTTATTAATATCTTTAATTAGCATTTCTGCAAGTTTAGTGCCTTGATAAATCAGATTAATTTGTACTGGTTGTTGAGAACTCTCCCTATTATGAGTATTTAATCCTCCAAGTCTTTCTAATAACTTATCAGCAAGTAAGTCTAATCCTTGTGTATTGTTCTCTAAAGGCACTACAGCTTCTTTGCCAGCTTCTCCGACCATTGCAAGCGTAGGATTATCTATAATACCGCCTTTAGCTAGATAAGGTATTTTACCTATATTAAATCCCCATCCTCCAACAGTACCAAAGAAAGGTATATCTATAGATGGTAATTTTATTTTATTAAGTCCACTTATTGCGGCATTAATTAATCCTATAACTCCATTTAAAGGTGCTTTTACAATCGCTTGTAAGCCATTCATTATACCACCGAAAATGTCTTGAACTCCTTGCCAAGCTCTCTTCCAATTACCAGTAAACACTCCAGCTATAAAATCTATAATTCCACCAAAAATCCTTTTAACAGAATCAAATACATTCCTTATGTTAGCTAAATAAGCATTAATTATATCCCCTAAAAATCCAAACTTTTGAGACCAATCTGTAACAAATACATTACCTAACCATTCTTTAAACTGGTTAAACTTTTCCTTTATAGAATCCCATACCTCAATAGCCTTAGCTTTTACCCAGTCCCAATTTTTCACAAGTAATACACATGCTGCAATAACAGCTGCTACAGCACTTACTATTGCAATTAATGGTAAATTTACTGCCGATAACGCCCCTGCAAATATAGAAGTTCCTGTTGATGCTGCATATACTACAGCATTATATAAATTTAATAATCCATAATAAGTTCCAAATGCAATATTAACTAATCCCCATGCTGCTGCAAAACTTCCTAACACTATAGTGAATATTTCTACTATTGATTTATGTTCGCTAATCCAATTTCCTATTCTATCAAGAATACTAGCTAATCCATTTAAAACACTTACTATTGCTCCACCAGTCCAGGATGCAATAGGTTGTAAAAATTCATCCCATAGCCAAGCTCCTAAATCCATAAAAACCTCTAGTATAGGATTTAGTACTCTTAATGCTCCTGATAACAAATTAAAGAATGCTGGCAATGCATCTTCAATAGTCCATTTTGTAAGTGGCTTAAGAATTTTATCCATAAACCATTTAAGTGACTTTGACAAGTTATTTAATATAGGGGTTACAGAACTCTTTAAATTTTTGAATGAATTTATTAACGGGGTAAAACTAATATCACTAAAATATGACTTAATTCTATCGACTAAACCCTTCATAGCACTATCAACAGCGCTTGTATCTACTGGTGGTGCTACTAATTGTGGTATTTTATTATTTGTACCTGCTATATTAGCATTAGTTGCACCTAGAGTATTAATCTCATCAATCGCTGCAAGTCCTTTAACATCTTTAGCTGCTTTCTTTGCACTGTCTCCATAAGCACCCATAGCTACTTTAGCATCTATAAGTTGCTGTGTTGCCTGGTAACTTTGTTGATATGTCTTTCCAAATATAGCACTTATGAAACTAGCTATATATGTAGTTGCTTTTGCTAGTGCTGCCATTAATGTATTAAGAGCAGGAAGTATAGCTTGTAAGATAGGTGTAAACGCTACTTGCATATTTGTTTTAATTTGATTAAAACTATTAGCAAACTGTTGATTAGTCATTAAACCTTGTCCTATTGCTGTAGCTAAAGCTGTTAAACCTCTAAGTACCAATGGAAAAACTATTCCCCAAGTAAACATAGATCTAACTATTATTCCTATATTACTTCTATGTTGACCTAAAGCTCTGTTAGTTTTATTTGTACTATTTCCAAATAACTTAAAAGAGTTTGTTGCTTTCTTTGCAGCACTGTCTATAGAATTTATACTATTGCTTGTACTTTTAGCACTATTACTAGCCTTTGCAAACTTAGCATCTAAATCATTCAACTTAAATCCTAATTTATCAGAAGTGGCTATAAGCTTATTTATATTAGCTTCCGTTTTTAAAATTTGTTCTTGAAACTTATTCTTCCTTGTAGGATTAACACAAAGGTTATAGCTTTCTCTTAATTGAGCTAATTTTACCTTTTGTTGCTCTATTCTTGCATTTGTATTATCTAAAGACCTAGATACATTTTCTATTTGTGCTGTTAACATACTCATGTCTACTGGTGGTCCTCTATTACTTATTGTAGAGCTGATATCTGCTGTTTTAGGCATAGATACACTTGGTGGTTTAGGAAAGTTAAAAGTGGGTAATTTAAAATTCTTAAAACTATTAAATACAGCTTGCATAGTATTTTTAATTTTACCCATTGAACTCTTCAAACTATTATTAATAGAATTGCTAATATTATCTACACTCTTTTTCGCAATCTTATCTACATTTCCAAGAGCTCCCTTTATTCCACTATTAAGACTAGTCTTTAGATTTTTACCTATTATATTGGCTACTGTACTTACTTGTTTGCTAATATCACTTTGTATCTCTAAATCAAGACTAATCTTTCCTACACTCTCACTCATACTATCCCTCCTTTTAATACGTAATAAAAACACCTAGTATAAAACTAAGTGTTTAATAAATTTCTTACTATTTACTTTTTACCAGGTTTAAACTTATGCCCACAATTCATGCATAATAATTCAACCTTTTTGCTTGTCAATCCTCCAAGTATTGCACCAGTTCCTCCTAATAACGCTCCTCCAACTGCTGCTCTACCAACACTTAACTTTTTATTGGTAGTAGTTAAAGAAGTACTGTGACATTTAGGACAATATGGTATTCCTTGTTTTCTTAAGTTCTCCAGTTTTTTCTCCTCACTTATAATTGGTTTCTTCTTTTCTAATGAACCATCATCAAAAAAATATTTAGATTTTCCATTAGCTATATTATTCTCTACTAAGATTTTCCCATCTTCTTTTGATACATTTGCTTGCTTGCAAAAAGCTTCAAAATTAAACTCATCTATTTCTTTTAATCTCTTTTCGTGTTCTTCTTGCTTTTTCTTTTTATAGTTTGCAAACACTCCCATATATACCCCTCCAATTAACAATTGTGTTAATTAAAGTATATATTATCCAAAAGCTTTTGAAAATATTTCTAGCACTTTTTTTACTTCTTCCTCTTTTTCTTCATCAGACATATCCCTTATAGGATTAACTCTATTTCTCCACTCGTTTCTAATTCTATGTTGCTCTTCAGTGAAATTTTTAAGCATTTCTTTATCTTCCTCTGAACGAATAGAAACTATTTGTCCTAGTGGAGTTTTAGGCATAATTCCTATAAGCAAAGTTTGAAATTCTCCCCAACTCATATCTTGTTCATTCCTAAGTCTGATACCATATTGCATTGCAAAACTTGCTTCTATTAAGTCCCAATCTTCAAATATGTCATACCACTTATTTTCTGGGCTTCTTTTTTTCCTTCTTTGCTTCTGCTTCTATCTCTTCTATGTCTACATCACCTATAGCTGCCATTATCGCATTTATAATTAAGTTATAATTAGGCATACTTAAACCTAAACTTTCAATATACTCAAAAGCTTCTTTTCCTAATCCTATTTTAATTATATTTTCTAATCTTTCACTTTCTTTTACTTTATTATCATCCATTAAAGCCATTAACTTGAAAGCAGCAGCTTTACTATTGTTTATTTTAAACTCATGATCTGCATCAATCTTTACTACTGGTTTTTGATTACCATTCTCTAATCTACTAATAATATCATAAACTCTTGCCATTTATATCAATCCTTTCTTTTAATAAAATAGTGCCACTAGAATTAACTAGTAGCACTTATCTTTATGCTGGTAAACTTGGTGCTGGTGTTAATGTTGGTTTTCCATCTCCAATCATTTCAAATTCAAGTGGCGCAACATTAGTTGAATCAGCTCCACCAATATTTTTAACATTAATAACACAATTAAATGCTAATTTAGACCCATCTGGGAACTCTATTGCTCCCTTAGTAGAACAATCTAATCCATCCTTCCAAGCTATATCTGCTACATAATCGTTACCTTTATCTCCTACACATCTTTTCCCATTAAGGCCTATTGTAAATTTCTTACCGGTCATTAAACTATTAGACCATCCAGCTTCACTCATGGTTGTCCATTCCTCTACTGTACCATCAATTGAAAGTGAGAAAGTTTCCATTTGTGCAATTGATACCATATCTTCCTCTGCACTTGCTTTTCCTTTAGTTCCAATCTTAAAAATAAGATTATAAACTGGAAATACTCCACTAAAAGCCATATTCTATTACCTACCTTTCATAATAAATTATTGTTTCTATTACATATTCAATAATGCCTTCTGTATCAGTTCCTATATAAATAGGGCTATCGGTTCTCATCTTAAATAATTTAACGCTCTTACCTCCGATTGAACCACTCTGACCAAAGAAAGCATTATAAACTTCTTGTGCTTTTTTCTCTGCTTCATCAGAGTTCTTTCCCCAATGTACTAATATAGAAATAGTCTTAGTGGTATAGCTTGTATTCTCTAAACCACCTATAGCTATAATAGGAGCAGGACCAGTAGTATTATAAATAGTGATACTCTGTTCCTTATCTCCTACCTTATTTAAGTACCATTGAGGGCTTTCTACTTTAGTTTTTAAATATTCTCTTATCTCACTTAATAACATTAATGTATCAGCCCCTTACTTAGCATCTTAAAGAATTTAGAATAAGTATCTTTAATAAACTCTTTCTTTTCTCCATACAAGTAATCATCCATCCACTTACCTTTAGCATTAGGGTTCTTATCATGTCTAAAGTTATACTCTGGATGCCAGTAAAGTCTACGTGCATACGGAGTATCAAAGACAATTCTCGCTATAGAGTTCATTAATTCGGATTTATCTACAAAAGAACCATCCCCCTCTAATGTTCCTGTATCTTTTGGAACAACTTGACTAGTTCTTATATCACTTAATACTGCATCTGCTGTCATTTCTAATGCTTTCTTATGTGCTTCAATTAGCTTGTTTATCTTAGCATTATCTATCTTTACAGATACTCTAATTCCCATTACTGTAAGTTAAGCTCCGTACTAAATACTGTTCCATCTGGATTAAGAGGTCTTTCTATAGAGTAAATCTTTTTCTTTATTTTATTTACTATTACGTAACCTTCAAATGGTCCATCATAAATAGAACCTTCTATAACAGCTTTACCACTAAGAGTAATTAATTGCCTTTCAGCGTTAAGAACTTGTCTAGATTTATCTGTATAGATACATCTACCTTCAAAGAGTTTCTTTTCTTCATAATCTCCATCTGTATTAGTTCCTTCAAACCACACTTCTATAGGTGTGTTGGCCAAGAACTTAGGAAATGGTAATTTCAATCCCATATTACAACCTCCTACAAGTTAATCCAGTTTGCTTAAGGTAGTTTAATACCTCTTGTGTAGTAGTTATACCATTAACCTTCTGCGCATTAAAGCTAACAGATGTACTACCTGCACTAAATCCACTTAAAGGCATATTAATATACTCCCCATACTGTTCAATGAACTCTGCATGAATACATATGGCCTTTTTAACTTTATCCTTTTGAAACTCTGTGAGATTATCGAAGCCTATTCCAACAATTCTGTTATAAGTGAGTGTGTCTATCTGATCACTTGCTCTTTCAAGCTTATTTTCTATGTGCTCCTCTGGAAGGATTACCCCTCCAAAGGAATCTTTATAGTATGTCTTGTCTACATAGGACATTTAATCACATCCTTAAACTAAAAGAAGGCTACTTCTATTAAGCACCCTTCTTTAACTCCTTAATTTCATCTTTTAACTTCTTATTTTCTTTTTCAAGTTTAGCTGCTTTTTCTTCTAAAGCTTTATACTCTTCATATGTTACAGTTTTACCAGCACCATACTGAACAATCTTTCCATCATCACCTACTATGTCATAACCTTGCGCTTGATACATAGCCTTTTGAGTTTCATCTATTGTATATACTTTATTTCCCTTTGTCGCTTTCATATTATCCCTCCTATGCCTCTGCTTCTGCATTAATAGCAATACCACAAGCCTTATTCTTGATTAAGAATGTATCACCAAATTCTCTAGTTTGATATACGTATTTATCTGCTGTTCTTGAATCAGTACCAGGAGTAAATACTTTCATATATGCATATTTCTTTCTAGTAACTTGACATGATGGATGAATAAGGATCATATTAATTTGCTTTGCATCACCTGCAGCAACGCAACCATTAGTAAAGTCATACTTAGTTTTCATTCTTCCAGATGGAACTTTCTTTATTGTTACATCATCTAATGAATAAACCTTTCTATCTATTTTCCCATTGTTGTTATTAACATCAACATTTCTTGTTAAACCTTCTGCATTTTTAAGCATTTTATTTATTGTTGGTGTTACATATAAAATTCTACCTTCACTTGGTACACTATTATCGTCCATCTTTTCCATTTGAGTATCAAACCAATCTAATATATTAGCTGTAGTTAATACTGTATTATCAATAACAGCTCCATTAGATGCATAAGTTTTAGCTTCTGCATATAACTTAGAATATCTATAAGAATCTCTTTCCGGAATAGCTTGTTCTGTTTCAAATTCATTTTGAATATTTGCTACCTCTAAAACTAGATTAGTTTCATCTATATCCATTGGATCTAAAGCAAATTCTATATCTCTATCATGTGCTAATTTCTTTGGTTCCCACTCATTTGTTATTGTTCCAGTATTAAAGCCCATATTACCTCTATTATGGTCTTTATATCCACTAACTGTAATACTAGGTAATTTAATAGTTTGTGCATTAATGAACTTAACTTGTGGATTAGAGTTTTCTAAATCATAAGATGTTAGCTCCCTTTTATATTTTTGTTGTAATTCTCTTTCAAATTGTTCAGCATAACTATATACTGCCATTTAAATCATCTCCTTAAAAATTATTTATTACCAAATGCTCTTGCTAAAGCATCATTTGGATTCTCTTTTTGTTTTTGACTATTAGCACCAATTTTAAAGCCTTGTGGCTCTTGTTGTTGCTGTTCTCCCTTAAAGCTTGGATACTTTTCTAATACCTTATCAATAGCCTGTTCAATAGTTACTTCCTCAGTAACCATAGCCTTAGCTAGTGTAACTACATCATCTACAGATGATGCTACAACTCCCTTAGATAAACAAGTTACTTTTGTTTCAGCTAATAAAGCTCTTTCTTCTGCAGCAATCTTAGCTTGTTCAGCATTAGTTAAAGCTTCATTCCTCTTTTCTTCTTCTGTCTTTTGACTTTCTTTCCAAGCTTCGTACTTTTTGTACTCTTCATCATTCATAATCTTTTTTCTTTCCCTGTTAACCCTAGATTCAATTAATTTATCTAGTTCATCTTGGGTATAAGATTTCGCTTCTTTTGTTTCTGTTTGAGTAGTTTCTTTGGTATCTGTTCCAGTTTCTTTAGTTTCTACATTACCGGTATCTGCTCCACCATTTGCTCCTGTATCAGCTTCCATTAATCTACTCATTCCTAATCTTTTTCTAAGATTACAATTTGTTATAAACATAAATACCTCCATTTATAGCCTGTCGGCTGTTATTTTCCTTGCACAGTTTAAAGCCTTAAGCATGTTTTGGGCATAATAAAAAGCCTTAGTTTCCTAAGACTTTAATGACACCAGTAATAACTTAAGTTTTCCATTGGTATAACTAAGTTACAATCACCAAAAGACACTAAACCATCTTCTGTAGACGATATTTTATTCTCTATCTCTTTCGCTTCTTCACCTCTATATGTGAATTTAAATCCATCTTTAGTTACAATAACAATTTCTCTATCCATAGTTACCTCCTAAACATTAATAAAAACTTTTGTATTTATTTTCTGTTTTTCATTAATTCTCTTTATAACTTCTTCTGTTAAATGGTCATAATCAAGAGATACATTAAGCTTTAGCTCTTCGCAATTTTCTTTTACTTTAGTAATTTCATCTTGTGTCTTTCTAGCTATCTCATTTCTTTCGATAAGCTTTTCTTTCAACTCTTTTTGAGCTTGTAGAATTTCGTTATCTTTTTTAATAACCTCATTGTTAGATTTAATTCTCTTAATATTTACATCCATAGATTTTATTAATATTACTATTAGAAAAACATTTACTATTATTTGTAGTGTTTGCATACTATCCCTCCTAATTTTAAGCATAATAAAAGCACCTACTCTTTATCAAAGTAAGTGCTCTCTTACATAACTTCTATTAGCTTTATCTCCTCTTCATTAAATCCTATTAAATTATCTCTCTTATCCAATATAGATATCTCTTCCAATTCTTCTTCACTATCTATTGCTGGAGTATATGTTGTTACATACCCCTTAAACTCTTTATTATCTATATCTAATATCCTTACTTTCTTATTGAAGTATTCTTTTAATGATTTCACTTCTTTTCAACTCCTTTTAACGTTGGTACTATATGGACACCATCTTTACTATAGTGTATATAAAATCTATTAGTTTCTGTTAACTCTCCAGTTTCATTGTTTATATTAACACCAATATTCTTATTGCATTCTATTAATTCTTTATTCTTGACCTCTCCATTACGTTGTAATTCAAATTTTCCTGTACCAGCATACTTCTTTATTAATTCTTCAACTTCTTCTATTGATATAGTTAAATAACTTCTACCACTTATATAATTGTTATGTCCTAATATATGCTTTCCTTGTTTTCCTATATGAATATTCTTTGGTTGATTATCTGATTTTACAAATTTTCTCTTTTCTTCTATTTTAGCACTTTCGTATCTACTTCTCAATGCTTCTTCATGGTTCTTAAGAGACTTGCCATTAATTCCTTGTACTTCTTCTCTTTTGTAGTTTCTTCTAAGCTGATTATACTTTTCTAAATGATCCTTTAAAGCCTTACTTAACTCTTTGACTTTTCTATGAGCCATTTGTTGACTTTCTAAATCAACTGTACCAGCTTCAATCCTTTTCCACTTTCTAATCTGCCTTTCTAGGTATCTTTGCTTTTGTTCTGCTTCATATAGCTTTATTGCTTCCTTACCATCTGGTACTTTAGGAAGATTAGTTATACCAGGAAAGAATGTTGTTATTGAATGCCTACAGTTAGGATGTAATAATCCTGCTGTTACAGCTTCACTTAATAATGGGTAATCTCCATCTAGCTTAGTACCATGTGAAAATACATCATCGATTAATACTTTACCTTGCCATGGTTCACACATCTTACAAGTATTTGCATGTGCACTTACAACTACAGTATATACACCATATTCATCTCTTTTCTTTCCTTCTCCTAACAATGTTGCTCTATGATTAGCTGTCCTTAAACACATCTCTGCATAAGAAGCTATATTCACTCTAGCACCATTATTATATGTTATAGAATCTATTCCTTTAGCAAGAAAGTCCTTAGTAGCCATATCAATAGCTTGTGGTAATGTCTTAACTCCATTCTGCAAGTACATATGGCTCTTGAATATAGTTTGTCTATATACATCATCCATCTTTCTTAAAACAGAATATTGAGCCTTGTTTAAATCTTTGTTTACTGTTTCTATCAGCGCTTCTAACTTCTTATCATTAACTCCAAAGAAATTTGTTTCTTGTGGTACTGCTCCTGGTCTACCTAACTCTTTATGGATATACTCTCTTACTGTTTGTATTTCTTGTACATCCTCTGGAAACTCTATAGACGAATGACTTTTACTCTTCCATCCAAAGAAGCCTTTAACCTTATCTAAGAAAGTCTTAAATCTATTTTGTCCTTTACTGTAGTTACCTCTTAGCTCTCTATCTATAGCTTGCTGTATAGGCTTAGAATAACTATCTACTATATCCTTATTTCTTTTCCTATACTTCTCCATTTCTCTAAGCTTAGTTAGTTGCCATTGTTCCCATTCAAAACCTTCTTTGGCCTGTTCTGATTGGTGAAAATAAAAAGCCCTATGCATAGAAGATATTAGATCTAATTCCATCTGTTCAAATATCTTTCTAATGTCATAAGACTTTGCTCTCTCTTTAGCTACATTATCCTGTATGGATTTCTTAGTTATCTTCTTAAGTATTTCTCCTAATTTACTAGGATTATTCTTCTTCGCCATCTAAATCCACATCCTCTGGATTATCTAGATTGTTATAATCTTCATCATCTACTGTATTTGGCTCTTCTGCTTCTATCATTCCATTTTGTTCTTTTATTCTTTGTACTTCTAAAGCTTTATCATCATCTGTCATTGTATCTCCATACAATTCATCTACTACTTTTTCAATGGACATAATACCATAACTCTTAGCCTTTCCCACTATCTCTACTACAGTATCAAAGGAAGGACTTGCATATTCACCAAAAGTAATAGTAGTTTCATATTCTCCTGGTGTCTTCTTCTTAGCAAAGAATATATCATAAGTCTTAAGAATGCTCTCAACAAGCTCTGGTATTGCTTCTGTAAGCATATCTACTATCTTATTTCTAGTGTAAAGAGTAGTCTTTTCCTTTTCCCTTTGTGCTGTTGCATTATCTGTTTTCTTAAGGTCTATGCCTAATGTAGAAGGAGATATAATTCCCTGTAGGCACATATCAATAGCATTAGCATAACTCTCTGCATAAGCTAAGTAATTAATATCGGCTTGCTTCATGTCAATTTGATTGTTTGCATTTTCTGCAAGGCTTGTACCTACTGCAATAAACTTATTATCAAATGAATTAGGCTTTAATGGCTCTCCTGTGCTAGGATTTCTAGGTATTAAATCCTCCGGTATGTACTTTTGTACTCTTCCATCTCTTATAGCATCTATCCATTGGCTAATAACTTCGTCTAATGCATCAAAGGCATCTGATTTATTATCAAATATACTCTTCCCTCTATCTTCCCACTTAGGAGATTTAAAGAACATTAAAGGCACTGCCATTATAAAATCACCATTAAATGTTACATCCTCTAATTCTCTAGTTTCATCTAAAATACTTAAAGGAATTTCATTCTCTCTATCATCTACTAGGTTATATCTAACATATCCCTTACCATAGCTCTCTATAAGCTTATATCTCTTATTATCCTTAGTATAGTAAGTAAAGAATTTTATCTCTTTTAATCTTCCTCTGTTAGATACATATTCTACTCTGTCACCTTCAAAGAACTCTATAATTGGATATTCAGATATATCAGTATCTATAGATAACTTAAATGCTCCATCACCATTTACCAATACTTTAGTGATTATATCTCCAATGTTATCATCAAACTTATTGTCTTTTCTTATTTCTTCCCATACCTTGTTAGTTTCTTCTCCTGTTACTTCAATACTATCTATATCTGCAACTACTATATCGCTTAACCTATCAGCAATCATAGCAGGCATACCAGAGTGTATCTTTCTTATCATTAAGTCCTTACTTGGTACAGCACTCCAAAATCTAGCTTTATTAACTGGATCACTTGATATATTCTTAAAGAACTGTTCTAACTCATAAGCTTCACCTCTATACCAAAGCTTATTCCTAATAAGATTAGTTTCATAGGTATAAGCTTCTTGTATAGTTATACTTCCTTGGCTTGCTGGTTGAACATTTAAAAACTTTGTTGCTGCTTTAGTAAGCATATTCTTTATCCCTCCTAATAAACCCATTTTACTCCTCCTTGTAATCTCCTATCATCTTTCTAAATGGTATCCATGCATATTGACTAGAGTTAATTGTATGGTCGTTAGCATCCTCTGGCTCGTCCTTATCTTCTTTCCATGAATAACTCTCTAACTCTCTAATATGCTCTTTGCAAGTATCAACTACATAATAGAATACTTCTGTTTCATCACTTCCCATCCAGCTTAACAGGAAGTTGATTCTATCTAGTATTTCAACTTTCTTATAAGAATTAATAAAGTTATATAAATTAGGTTTTTGCCTTTTTAATTTCTTAAGTTCAGTGATAGTTGCTTGGTCTGCACTATCAACAAATACATCTCTAGCAAATCCCCATTCCTTTCTGTTTCTCTCTAAAAACTCAACAAACTTTACTGCTGTATCAGATGGTGCTAATGGCTTTTCTTTGTTATCTTTATTGTTATAAGTTTCTTCGCTTAAATAAAATAACTTCTTATCAGCTGTAATCCCCATGAAAGTCATTGCTATAGTATCATTGGATTGGCTTGAATAAGAAGTATCTAGTCCAGCTGTAAACTGTACAAACTTAATTCTTTTATCTTGTATTTGTTTCTTTATTGCTGCTTTATTTGTTAAGTTTCTAGTTCTATCAAAGTTACAAAATATTAATCCTGTAGCTCTTCCCCTAAGTCCTAATATCTTATTTTTATAAAGCTTAGTGCCTTTAGGAGCACTTAACTTCTTTTTCTCTATATCTTCTTCACTAAGACTTGCATTATCATAGAAATCAAAAAACCAGTAAGTCCAACCTTTCTTGGATTCACTGGTTAACTGCTCCATAATTTCTCCTGGAACATCTTTCTTATATTTTTCTAATGGCCTAGCACAATTTATAAACTCACTATAAACTGGTAAGTTAGGATCATCTGGATTAAGTGTCATCATCATGTAGTCATTTCTAGTACATATTTCTCTTATGAAATCAATACTTGCTGTATTAGCTTCATCAATAAGTACACAACCAAATTGAGAACCTAGAGCCATCTTCCACTTTTCTACATTGTCATATCCTAATATATAAATTATCTTTTCACCATTAGGTGTTATATACCTTATATGAGGTATCTTATTATCTTTATCACCATTTCCATTGTATCTTACTAAATCTCCAAATACATCTAATATTCCATATTCTTTCTGAATTATGTTCTTTTCAGCTACACCAGTTGTCTTTGCTGCTATTACATGCATTTTCTTTTTAGACTTAGCAACCATTAACATAAACTTAGTAATACCTACTGTTGTTTTTCCTGCTGCTGTTGTACCCTCTAATACTTCTACTGGTGCTTTATGCTTTAAGAAGTCTTTGTATTTAGGAGATAACTTAAATTCATCTGACATTAGGTATCACTCCTTTTTATACATTTCGTGTTGACCTACGCGAAATATTAATTTTATCTATAAAAGTTTAGATATGCTAAACTAAATTTACTAACTTTATTATTTATAAATGACTTAACCACGTTATTTTTATCAATTTCGTTTAATAAAGATTTAACGAAATTATTCTTCTTCGTCTCCTAATTGACTTAAAATAGAATCCAACTTAGCTGTTGATTTTACTGTAGCATCTATTTCTACTTTATCTTTAAACATACCTAAGTGTTTTCCTAATAGCTCCAAGGCCTTTAACTTATCTGTTAGCTTTATTTCTCTTTCTATTCCTTCTCCTTCTTTAGTTGGAATAGTCTTTACTTTTACAGATGCAATAGCTGCTGTATCATCTTCTGTAGCTCCATCTTTCAATGTTGCTTCTTCCATATCTATTACATTATTAGCATTTACAAAAGCTAGTCTTGCTAGCTCTCTTATTACTCTATCTTGATTTATTCCTGTACGTTTAGATCTTTCTGCTATTTCTTTGTCTATACACGCACGAATGTTGGGTTTTGCTAAGTTTTCACATCCTATATCCTTTGCTGTATTAGGACTATATCCTGCCCTTATAGCTGCTTGTGTAGCATTAAGGTCTATAAGATATTCTTCTACAAATCTCTTTTGCTTTTCTGTTAGCTTGGCCATTAATGCCACATCCTTTCTTTATATATTTAAAGCCAGTAGTATTAAAAGGTAATTAGTGTAAGGGGTACACCTTCCTTTCTTATTTGCTTCTACTGGCTCCTATAGGCTAAACTTCTATTGCCCAGTAAGTATTTTTACTTCTTCTTACTGGTTTACCTTTCTTTTGTCTTTCTATGTATTCTTTTCTAGTTATTTTCTTCATCTCTTTTTCTGCTCCTTTCATTTGCTTTAGCGAAAGAATTTAAGAACCATCCTTGCACTCTATGATTCTTCTTATCTGTTGCATCAATTTTTATATTGATTATCATTTCATTGAATATAAACATATATATTCTCCTTTTATATAAAATAAAAAGAACCCTATTTCTAGAGTTCTTAACATTATTTATTATTTTTTGATTTCCAGTCCATGTATATACCAAAAATAGTTGCTCCGTCTGTACCTTCTTCATCTGCAATTTCCCATAATATTTTTCTTAATACAGGTAATCCTTTGTCGAATGGTACTCCTTCTAAATGTTCTTTTGCATATTTATCAATTCTAATAGCTATCGCTTCTCTATTCATATTCTCACCCCCTTTAATTACATTTTATTCCTATTGTAAAATAAAGTAAAGACACCTATATTTCTATAAGTGTCTTTTTTAAAAGGGGTATTGAGAATTAATGAGGTTCTGGCGGAGATAATAGGATTTGAACCTATACACCGATTACTCGATTACTGACAAATTAGCAAGTTGCTCCCTTACCAATTAGGGTTATATCTCCATATTACACCTAGCTTTTACACTAGGTGTATAAAAATCCAAGGAGGTCACAACATGACATCTAAAAACCTGTCCATGTTTTCTACAATACCATTATAAATCTTATATTTCAGAAAAATATGTGTCTTTTATGCGTTTTTTATGCTACCATTCCACATATCCCACATTATGATTTTATTTATTATTTGCTGTTTCTTTCTATTTACCTGTGATTGATCTAAATTCAATATTCGTGCTATCTTCATTTCATTGAATAAATCTTTATACTTTAATTCTAATAATTGTTTCAAATCTCCATTAAAATCTCTTATCTTCCAATCTATTTCATTGTATTCTATTTCTAGATTATCTAATTGCTCTAATACATTTTGCCTTTCTATGCACCTTTGAGTTAGTCTCCTTATTTTTAATTCCGTTACTCTCATAGCTTCTCTTTCTGCATAACTCATTCCATCGCTAGATGTTTGTACTCTTTCATCAAAGCTAGGACTTTTACTTTCTGGCTCTAAATTAATATTGCATTCTCTTAATTCTCTATTAATTGCATCTATTTGTTTTTCTAATAAGTTTAATCTATCTTTTAATCTTTTCTCGTTTTTATCTTTAGAATAATATGCATATAATTTCCTTTCTGTATTTTTAAATAAATCTTTATCCATACTATCCCTCCTCATAACTTCATTTATTCAAGCTTTTTTCCAATCTATTAAATTAAAAATTTTTGATATTAATAGGTGGTATCTTTTATTATCTTCTTCCATCCTACTAGTTAACTTTTCTCTATCTTTTAATTTATCAATGATTTCTGTATTGCTTAGTATTCCAGAGCCTATACAACTGTATATATCTATTAACTCCTGATTACTTAAATCAACTTTCATTATTCATCTATCCTCTCTTAAAAGTATGAATTATTTAACTACAATATAGTCTGTTTTTTCTAATGTTGTTGCATCTGCTACAAAATGATAATCCTCATAATCTTCTTCATATATTTTTTTAGCCTTTTTTAATGCATCTGTACCATCATTTGCTTTTACTTCTACTACATATTCATACGTTTCTTGTATCTTTACTTTATAAGTTCCCATTATCAGTACCTCCTAATATCTACTGTAGGAGCTATCGAGTAGCCCCTACTAAACTTTGAAGTCTTTATTTGCGACGCCACTTCACTCGTCTGCTTTTCTTAGTATTGTGACATAAAAAATACCGCATATTCATTTTGAATAATACGGTATTTTTAGCAATTTAATATTTAACTTTTAAACTTATTATTTAATTTCTTCGCATACTAATTTTATAAAAATATTCACTCCATTTTTCTCAATCAGCCTATCTAATTCTTCTTTTGATAGCAATCCTAGACTTTCCGTGGTCAATATGTCACCATCAATAGCATGAAACAAATATACTTCATCCCCTATATTTATTTTT